CCGGCGGTCTTTTGGTTGGCACCGCAGGCACCGGCGCCGTAAGCTATACGATGCCTACGGCAGCAGCAATCGACGCTGTGTTCACCAACGCAAAGGTCAACAGCACGTTTGATCTGAAGGTTGTCAACTTGGGCACTTCGCTCGGGGTGATCACAATGGTTGTTGGCACCGGCATCACTGCGGTTGGCAACTTGCTCATCGCTATCACTGGCAGTACTGCTGGTGTTGGCGGCGCAGCGCAGTTCTTGTTCCGCAAGACTGGTGATGCTGCCTACACGGTGTACCGCATCGCGTAAAGCAACGCCCTCTACGCTCACAAGGCGTAGGGGGCACAAATTCTAGGGGCGATCTGTGGTAATCTATCTGAAGCACCCTGTACACGGCACCAAGGTTGCTATGGCAGAACTTGAGGCCGAGCAAGACGAAAAGAACGGCTGGGTAAGGTATACTCCGGGCGAGCAGGCACCAGTGAATGAACTGAGGCGCCGTCGCAAGGAGTCTGAATGACCACCACTGCCGGGGACCAGATCAACGGGGCGCTGCGCCTGATCGGCCAACTTGCCGAAGGTGAGACGCCTTCCGCTGCTACGTCCCAGGACGCGCTCACCGCCATGAATCAGATGATTGATTCGTGGAGCATCGAGCGTCTGGCGGTGTTCAGCACCCAGGATCAGGTGTTTATGTGGCCTCCCGGCGCTATCAGCCGCACGCTTGGCCCGACCGGCGACTTTGTTGGCAACCGGCCAGTCCTGCTAGACGATTCGACGTACTTTCGCGACCCCGCGAACAACATCTCGTTTGGCATCAAGATTCTCAACCAGCAGCAGTACAACGGCATTGCGGTAAAGACTGTGACCAGCACCTATCCCCAGGTGATGTGGATCAACATGAACTACCCCGACATCGAGATGTACATCTACCCGGTGCCGACCAAGGTGCTGGAGTGGCACTTCGTCTCAGTATCTGAGCTGACCCAACCGGCCACGCTGGCGACGGTGTTGTCCTTCCCGCCAGGCTACCTGCGGGCGTTCCGGTACTGCCTGGCCTGTGAGATTGCTGCTGAGTTTGGTGTCGAGCCGTCGCCGCAAGTCTCGCGGATCGCCATGACATCCAAGCGCAATCTGAAGCGGATCAACAACCCGGATGACATCATGTCGCTGCCGTACAGCATCGTGGGCACTCGGCAACGCTACAATATTTTCGCTGGCAATTACTAAGTGAAAACCCCCATTCTGGGCCAGTCATACGTTGCCCGCAGCATCAACGCTGCGGACAACAGGCTCGTCAACCTGTTCCCCGAAGCCATCCCTGATGGCGGCAAGGAAGCTGGGTTCCTGAACCGCGCCCCAGGATTGCAGTTCCTCCAGACGGTTGGCACCGGGCCTATCCGGGCCTTGTGGGCGCACCAGACCAACGGGTCGGACTTCTACGTCGTCTCGGGCATCCAGGTCTTCAAGCTCACCAGCACCAGCGCAACGCCTCAGTTGCTGGGCACTGTGTCGGGCACTGGCCCAGTGTCCATCGCGGACAACGGCGCCACCATATTCTTCGCCTGCAACGGCCCGAGCTACACCTACTTTGAGCCAACGGGCGAGTTCAACCAGATCACGGATGAGAACTTCCCCGGCGCTGTCACTGTCGCGTACATCGACAATCTGTTCGTCTTCAACGAGCCGAATAGCCAGCGGATCTACAGTGTCGATACGGTTGACCCGGTAACGGCGACGTACATCTACCCGCTGGTCTTCAACGCGACGGATGTCTCCAGCGCCGATGGCTCGCCTGACGGTGTGGTGGCGATCAACGTAGACCACCGACAGATGTGGGTGTTTGGTACTGACTCGGTCGAAGTCTGGTACAACGCTGGGCTTACCGGGTTCCCCCTGACGCCTGTCCAAGGCGCGTTCAACGAGATCGGTTGTGCGGCCCCCTTCTCAGTTGCCAAGCTCGACAATGCGCTGTTTTGGCTGGGCACTGACGCTCGCGGGCAGGGCATCGTCTACAAGAACAACGGTTACAGCGGCGTCAGGGTCTCGACCCACGCCATTGAGTACGCCATTGCTCAGTACGGCAACATCTCTGATGCGGTAGCCTACACCTACCAGCAGGAAGGCCACGCTTTCTACGTCCTGAACTTCCCGTCTGCCAGCAAGACCTGGGTCTACGATGTGTCGGTGCAAGCCTGGCACGAACGAGCCAGCGGCAACGAAGGCCAGTACCGGCACCGGTCGAACTGCCAGTGCAACTTCGGCGGCACGATCATTGTCGGCGACTTTGAGAACGGCAACATCTACGCCTTCGATCTGGATGTCTACGCCGACAACGGTCAGATTCAGCGGTGGCTGCGATCATGGCGGGCGCTGCCGACCGGCCAGAACAACCTGAAGCGCACGGCGCACCACTCGCTGCAACTCGACGCCGAGTCTGGTGTTGGGCTGAACGGAATCGATCCTTTTGCGCCGCTGAAGAATTTGCTGGCCGAAGGGTTCCCGTTTCTGGCCACAGAGTTGGACGATGACATAACCACTGAGGCCGGCATCGGGCTTCTGGCTGTCACGCCGATCACTACGTCTGATGACTTGCTGACCGAGTCGGGCGAGGACATCCTCGTGTCTGTAGCTACGGTGCAAGGCGTCAACCCGCAAGCCATGCTGCGCTGGTCGGACGATGGTGGCCACACCTGGTCGAACGAGCACTGGCGCTCGATGGGCGCTATCGGTCAGTACGGCTACCGCACCATCTGGCGCCGGCTGGGCATGACCGAGAAGCTCCGTGACCGGGTCTACGAGGTGTCAGGCACTGACCCGGTGAAGATCGCCATCATGGGCGCTGAGTTGTTCATCACCCCGACCAATGCTTAATCTCACCCAAGTCCCGGCGCCGCGTGTGCCCCTTGTTGACGGCAACACAGGGCTGGTGTCGACGGAGTGGTTTCGGTTCTTCAATGGGTTGTACGCAATTGTTGGGGAAAACCAGAACACCATCCAACCAGTCAACGGCGGCACGGGCGTGTCTGCCATACCGACAAATGGCCAACTGCTCATTGGCAACGCTACCGGGTACACACTCAACACACTGACGCCAGGCGCTGGCATCAGCATCACCAACGGCGCTGGCAGCATCACGCTTGCCAACGCGGGCGTATCGTCCTGGTCTGGCGGCGCTACTGGCCTGACCCCAGCCACGCCAGCCACTGGCGCTGTCATCTTGTCGGGCCTGCTGAACGTCGCAAGCGGCGGCACAGGGCAGAGCAGCTACACCAACGGTCAGCTACTGATCGGCAACACCACCGGCAACACGCTAGGCAAGGCGACGTTGACGGCGGGCAGTGGGATTGCAATCACCAATGGCGCTGCTTCGGTTACCATCGCATCAGACAAAGCCTACGGTTCGTTTTACGATACCACGACCCAATCTGGCGTTGCCCTTACAGCCACAGCGATTACGTTCAATTCAACAAGTTTATCGTATAACGTAGCTATAGGGTCGCCAACATCTAGAATTGTTGTAACCCGCGCAGGCATCTACAACGTTCAATTCAGCGCGCAAATATCAAACCCTTCTGCTGCAATTGACGATGTGACTATATGGATTCGGCAGAACGGGGTTAATATAGCCGACTCTGCCGGTATTGTTGGTACTCCAGAAAAGCACGGCGGCATTGATGGGCATACGGTCATTGGTTGGAACTACATTCTGCAAGCCGCCGCCAACGATTATTTTGAGTTGTATTGGATTACTGATAGCGGTACAACTCAACTCTTGACCTATCCGGCATCTGCGTCGCATCCGCGAGCGCCGTCGATGATTCTGACCGTACAACAGGTATAACATGAGCACAATCCTTTCCCCAGCCCCAAAGCTGCAATTCTTTACCGAAGGCGGCATTCCGTTGGCGGGTGGGAAGCTCTACTCCTACGCTGCTGGCACCACCACGCCGCTGGCAACGTACACCACATCGTCTGGCATCCAGAACAACACCAACCCGATCATCCTCGATAGCCGGGGCGAAGCGGCGGTGTGGCTGGGCGCGGCCTCGTACAAGCTCACGCTGACCGACTCCAACGATGTAGAGATTTGGACTGTTGACAACATCACCACGCAAGACGCCATGAACGCTTTGACCGCGTTTGAGGCCAGTCTTGCCAGTTCCCAAGGCTCATCGCTTGTCGGCTACGCCCCTGCATCTGGCCCGCCGGGCCGTACGGTGCAGGCCAAACTGCGTGATGTGGTCAGCGTCAAAGACTTCGGCGCTGTCGGTGACGGCACTACGGACGACACCACCGCGCTGCAAGCGGCCATTGCCTACTGCGAGAACGCTGAACAGTACGGTGGGCGGGCACTGTACATCCCCGGCGGTCGGTACAAGATCAGCGCCGCGCTGACCCTTAGCAAAGAGTTCATCACGATCTTTGGCGATGGCGCTTGGGAGTCCCAGATTTACGCTGTTGGCCTAGCCACCAGCGCTTTGGCTACAGCCAACATGGAGTACCTGCGCCCGTTTCTGCATGACTTTGGCATTGTCAACACCGGCACAGGCAAGGGCATCGACTTCGGCAACATCTTTGGCCAGGTCTACTTGGGCGAGTTGAAGAACATCTACATCGAGTCGGGCGACGATGGGTTCTACGCCCCGCGCTTCTTCTCGATGGTGATGATGAACGTGTCGTCGCTTAGTCGGACCGGCCACTCGTTCCGCGTTGCCTGCGGGCCTGGCGTGAACTGGATCGGTTGCTACGCGCTGGAATGCGGGCCAGGCAAAGCAGGCTACAGGCTGCGCGGC